TTACGTGTTGTAGTTGTGACTCCACCGCTTGTGGATTTACTCCAACTCCAACTAGAGCCACCGCCACCCTTGCCACCCTTAGGTGCTTTGTAGCCAACTTCTTTAGCGCTTTTCTTCTTTTCAACGTCGTCAGTGCGCATTGGGTTGTACCAACCACGGTTAGGGTATGTTGCTTTCTTACCCTTGCCAGTTTTTTGGTCTAACCAACGACGTAAGTATGGGTCGTTATATGCGTTAGGTGCAAGCCAGTCATCCTCTTGAGTGTTTACTTTAATCTGAGGAATTTCTTGCCTTGTTGTTTCAAAAGCGGTTCTTTGATCCGCAACCCAAGAGGACCAGTCACCAATCATTTGTTGAATACTGGCACCAGTTAAAGGCGGTAGGCGGTTTGGAATACGACCAGCAATCGCAGGATTAGTTGAGTCGCGTGGCTCGCCTAGAATTCCAGAAACATCAAGAGGCCCTGTGGTGGAAATTTGTGGTCTGTAAATAGCACTGGATGCAGAAGCAGGACTTGTAGTATCTCCTGGAACGTTTACTTCATTTCCATTAGCCAGTCTAACTCTTACAGTTGAATCCTGAGAGTTAATGCCTACAACAGTTCCAGAAGCTGCTGGATTCTTATTAATAACTACTGTTGAACCTTTTTTAGCCCACTGCCCGGATGCGTTTCGATACTGATTTTGAACATTCTCTGAACGTTCTTCAGGGGTGTAGTTTCCATCACCCTCAGCAAAAGTTAAGAAGTCAATGTAAGACCAGTCGACATCGCCTACAGCAGAGGCAACCAATTCGGCCTCTTCAATATTAAAGTTGTCAATGCTTGAGATTAGAAAAGGAGTGCTATCAAAAAGTGCAGAAGCAACAACAGCAGTTTCTGAATCTACTGGGAAGTAGTGACGAATAATGCCATCTGCTTCAGTGTCAAGTTCCGAGTCAATGTCAGAAAAAGAGTTAGTGGACATTCCAAGATTAGACCAGACCCCATCGTCCCAAACTAATGTGGCTCCGCTATCGTCAGTCATATAAAGACGATCAATACCGACACCGTTATCTTGTACACGAACTGTGAACTCTACTTCATCACTTAAATTAAAGTAAGAAAGATCTACTGCTTTAAATTCCTCAAAAGTAGAAGCCTCTTTTTCGTGAGCATTTTCGCGCTCAACAATTGCACTAGCCCAGCGACGCGCAGCATCTCCGCCCCATAGAGCCCAAGCAATACGACCATTTGATGGGAAGCCATCTTCTCCTGGCTTGTACCCCTTACCCTTTTTATCAACTTCGTGACGCGGGAAGTATTTTGCAATGTGACGAACTTTTTCAATGCCAATTTGACCGCCGTCAGCAAGAGTGCGAGCAGTGTTTACCCCAACAGGAGTACCTCCGCGCTTATGCTCCTTACGCCATTCAAGTGCACGCTTGGCTTCAGTTTGAGCAGCCTTAGGGATTGTGTACATACGAGTATTAGAAAGAACGTGAATATTTAAGTCTGATACTGATGCTGTGGCAAGTTCCAAAGAAATATCTTTTGGTTCTTCTAGATTAAGATTCCAGTTATTAGAAGATATAAATGCTTGAACAGAGCCAGTATCAACAACCGTGTTTGTTTTTTCGTCTACAACAACGCCAACGCTGTTAAACGCAAAAAGAACATTATTTTCAATACGACCGATGAACTTCATTACTCCCAAGGCTCCAGCTCTCGTAGGTACTCGTTGGCATCATCAATACTTAGTGGAACGCCATCTTCTTGCGATTGATCAAAAGCTTCAATAAATTCGTCAGTCACAGGGATTTGTTCGTCGCCATTGGTGTTTTCGTCATCAATGTTGTCTACTGGAATCCACTCTTTATTATACCGCTTAAGGTAGGTTGCAGGATTTGCATAGAACAGATAAGTAACAGTGGTTTCGTCTTTTTCATTAATGCTGGCGAAAAGACCCTCGTACAAGTTTTGTGATGCGGACATTACTTACTCATCTTCCTCTCCATACATATCTTGATACATTTCCTCTGCTTCTAAAGCAAATTCTTTTTCTGCTTTAATTGCTTCTTTTGCAGATTTAAAAGTTTCATTTAACTTATAAACTTTTCCGCCAACCCTGTGAAGAGCCACATCAGCCCAATCTTCTGCCGTCTCGGGTTTTTCATTATCTCCATAAAGACGCAAAACATTACGATCTATTCTCTCTGCGTCAAGACCTTTATCTAATCTATTTCCAAAAAGGTACTCTGACCCTGTTTCAGAAGCAATGACAGAAAAAATATAATCTTCTATATTATTTTCATCTTCATTTGTTTCAAGATAAACTCTGTATACAACTGCAGTCATATTCTATCTTCTCCATATCTTAAGGTCAGCATTTTGTAACTCTTCTAGTCTAGCTACTAACTTATCTATGTCAGGGTTAGAGCCCGGAGGATAACTTCTACGCAGTGCTTGGAGAGCTTGCTGAGTACTTAACTGCATCATTTCATAGAAAGCGGCTGAACCTAAATGGTCAAGAAGTTCGTTAGCAACTCCTTGGTTACGATTTGCACCATTTCGCGTCAAAATATAATCCATTGGATTAAGTTCTTCTTGCCCGTATCTAGCCTCGTTAGTGTCAATAATTTGACCAAGACCGTTATCAATAGGTAGTGGAATATATTTAAGATCGTTGTATTTCTGACCTCTATCTTGAGGTCTAGCAACTAACCAGTTTTGTCCGTGCCTATCGTTATTGTGCATAACTGCATCAAGAATCATAAATTGGAAAACCTGATTTATAGGACTCTTTTCAACAATGTCCGAACTGTTTGGAATAGCCATTCCATACACTACTGGAGCTTCTTTTAGCTTTAAGTTTTGACCAGCAGTACCCATAACAAGGACATTGTCTATCGTAGGGTGACGCTCTGCTGGGTAGACACCGTGCAAGCCCAATGCCCTAGAAAGTTCTAGTGCAGCTAGTTCTGCGTCAATATTTAATTTGGTAGTGTCCTTTTTGTAGTAATAAACTTTTCCAGTTCTTTCGTCAACTATTCGATAAGTTTTATTGTCTCCTGTACGACCGCCGCCTTGACCAGTTAGTGTGACTTTAAAACCTAAGTCTTGACCATTTTGAACTAAACGACCATTTTTTGCGGCTTTTGCCATTTGATCAGGAGAGAACTGCAACAATAAAGCACCTCTAGCATCGAGGTTAGCCCCATCGTTAGGCTCGTATGCAAGGCGCTCGTTGTGTAGAGCATTTGCTAGTTCAACAATATTCTTAATATTTTGTTTTTCATCGGTAGTTTTTCTAGGGTTTACAATTTTGCGTTGAAGCAAAGCCTGAAGTGCAAAACGAGCGTCCTCGGACAACTGAGCCATAGGCTTAGGCTCTCCAGCAAAGAATTGCTGAAGTTCGTTTTTATATTGACGAATGTCTAAACCTTGTTGAGCTAGTTCATCTAACTTTTCATTGTTTAAAAGTTCATCTTTCCAAAAATTATTTAATACAGGGGAGATGTTTTCTCCCGCAGCAATACGCTCTTGAGCAATTTTTTCTGGGTTAACTTCTTCAATCGGAGCGCCGTCAAGAGGAACATCTACGTTTGCTGGTTTTGGAGCATCTTCTCCAAAAATTACAGCCATTTTTTCCATTCTGGCTTTGTAATCTTCGTAAGTATTTGCATCATAAGCAGCAATACCTCTATTTAAACGTTGCAATGCATCGTCATAATATAGTTTAGCTCTTTCTAGATTTCCTTTACCTAATTCGCGCTGAGCTGTTTGAATTCTTTGAATAAATATCTTTTCTCGGGAGGTTTTAGCGCGGTTCTGAGGACCAATTTGACGCTTTAGATTAGCAAGATCTTTTTTAGCAGCTTCAATCTCTCTAAGTAATTTAGCATCTTCTGCGTTTACAGGAGGTGGTTCTGGAACATTAATACGAGGAACTGGTACTACTCGTTCGACAGGAGCTTCTTTAGCAATATCACGGGCTTTAATTATATTGTCGAGCTCGATCATTTTGTTAAATGCTTCATCGCGGTTTTTGTAAAGATCCTGCATTGCTATGTCGTTGTAACCTATGCCTTCTGCATACATTTCACGCATATCTTTATCTAAATTCTCAAACTCTTCTCTAGCATCGGCTAACTGCTCTTCAAGAGACTTAGGAAGAGTTGGTTGTTTTTTAATGTCCGGACGCATAGCTCTTAGTATTCCGGGAACTGGTTTCTCCGCTAATGGGTTTAAATCATCTACCACGAATCCAACGCGACGGTAGAATTTACCTTCTGGGTCGTAGTAGCCATCATCATGTTTGAAGAAATTATTTAAGTCTCCACCATTATCGACTTCAGCTTCTAACATTCTGTAAGCATCAACCATACGGTTAACAAGATCTTCATAATTATCTGCTGGAAGATGTTGTTCTATAACATTAGCGTGCCAACGATTACCGCCAAGGTCTTCTTGTTTAACTTGGAAAATTCGATATGTACCATCAGGCTGTCTAACACCAACTACCTGGTACGCGTTGTTAGGTCCTCTGGCAGGGAATTCAATATAGACATCATTGTAATTATTTTTATCATCTCCGCCGTGGAATTCTGGCATACCGTTGTCAGAGAAGTTTACATAATCTTTAATATCGTTAGGGAATAGTTCAAAAACAGCATCAACATTTTTAGGATCCCAAGCGGAGTCAGCCTTAGGCTGATCAGATTCTGGTTTATTACGACCCTTGTCTAAGATGTCTACGGCATAGTCACCTGCTTCTTTAATGTCTGCATAGACTACATAAGCGTCTGGATCCACTAGGTCGCGAGGGCGGAACTCCACTCGATACCCTTGAGCATCTTCATCCCACACAATATTTGCTTGGTTATTGTTTTCGCTATCTTTAATATATAAAATACCGTCTTCGTCAAAGTTAGCTATATCGTACTGATCTTGTACTGAGCCGCGAGTAAATTGTTGTCCCTTAAGATCCTCAACGTACCTCTTAAAGTCTGTTACATCGTGCCCTTGCTTACCTTCTCGTGCTTTGTTTAAGTCTGTAACAGCAGTGTCTACTGCTTGATTTAGACTAGGGAAAAATTTACGATCTGCATTTTCTTCAAAACCTATAGGGTTACTAACCCAAACGTTAGCATTTTTATCCCAAGAAATCTCAAACTGTCTACCATTCCTAGAATCAAAAACAGTTATAGATTTTCCATCATTATTCAAGATTTCAAACTCTTGTTCAATGTTCTCAGGAGTGTCGTTAAATTCCGCAATAATATCTTCAAATTGCTTAGCGCGTGCTACGTCTGGGTTAGGGGCGACTTCATCGGCCTTAGGAGCTTCATCACGTTGCTTAATTTGCTTACCAAGGTCAATCATTTTATTGAATGCTTCATCGCGAAGTCTATAGATTTCAGCAACTTCTGGATCGCTTGCGCCGATACCTTCCACGGCTTTTTCAACAAGTTCATTGCTTAGGTCTTCAAATTCTTTCTTAGCATCGGCTAGCTGCTTCTCGAGAGAAACATCCTCTAAGAAAGGCTTATCCTCAACTTGCGGTGCAACATCTTCAGGGATAACAACTTCTGGGATTGGGGTTGCTTCAACAGGGTTGTTAGGGTTTTCCATATTTGAAATGGTGTAAACCTTGAAACCATCTTCGCCAACAGCATCAAGATTGATGTTGCCATTCTTAGGGTTAGTCCAAATACGCTTAGGAGTTACTAAGCGATCTTCTCCCTTGTAGTTGAATACAATTTTTTGCCCGTTGTCGATAGCGTCTTGAATTTGCTTTTGTAAATCTTCAAAATCTACGTCAGTATCAAGGTTTACTGCATTAGGCATTCCAGCATTGTTTACAGAACCGGCTTCAGGAACATCAACAACATTAGTTTCTGGGTTTGCAACTGCTGTAGGAGCTTTATCCCCTGCCCAAACTGGGTTGGCTGGGAAGTCAGTCTGGTAACGACGGTTATGTACTTCAGCAATGAAGTAGTTAGCGGCTTCTGGAAGATTCTTAGTAACAAACAAAGGTTCTACCTGACGATTACGCCAGATATTTTCTTCTTTTAGGTATACGGCGTAGTTGCCGTCAGCATCCTTAGAGATAACCATTTGCTGAGCATTACCTGCATCGGCTTGGAAACCTTCATTTCCGCGAGCATCTTTGCCTGGCTCAACGCCAAACTCTTCAAGAGCCTTGCCAAACTTTTTCCAGTCGTCAATAAATACATCTGGTGGTGGCATTTCAGCATCGAGTACAGGCTTAACTACGTTGGCTGGGTTTTCAACTGAATCAGGATTTTTGTTGATAAGCATACGAGTTGCAAGTTTTGCTTTTTTACCGTTAGCAAATTGAACCCAAACGTATGAAGCGTAGTCAACTTTGACTTGCTCTCCTCTGGCTTCTCTCCAACGCCCTAGGTTTGGAATACGAGAAATAATTACGCCTTCGCCGTACTTCTCATCCTTATCAGGGTTGTTATGAGTTACTTTGTCGCCAACATTTACTGGCACGCCATTAATGTCGTAAAACATTCCACGGTTCTTTTTGTAGAACACAGGTGGCTTAATACCAAAGCGAGCTTGCCAGCGACGATTAGCAGCAACGTTATTGTTACGTACGCGGCGGCCTCTACCAGTTGCCGGAGCCTCTACGGGTGCTTCTGCAGGAACTTCTGGAGTCTCTTCTTTAAGATTAACATTTTCTACCGCATCGCGGAGTTCTTCTGAAAACTCGTTAAACAATTCTTCGGTTGGCCAGTCAATGCCTAGTGCTTCTGGACCTCCATCAGAAATAATTGTCGCAACTCGGCGACGCATTTCTGGATCGCCATCGCGGTCATAGTAAACTGAAATATCGCCGTTTTCATTGACGAAGTTAAAGTCATTAATTTGAATGCCATAATAACCAGCACTTTTCAGTTTTTCTTTAAGCGCTGCATAGGCTTCAGGACTCACATCTGTGTATTCGTTATTAGGTACTAAATCTTCAATAGCAACCTCTAACTCACCACCGAGAAGCATATTTTTTACAACGTCATCAATAGGAGTTTTGTCTTTTGGAACACTCTCAAGATGCTTAAACTTAGCGTCTGCAAATTGTTGTTGAAGTTTCTTCAAACTATCTTTTATTTCAAGAATTTCTGGCATTCTAAGTTCATCGGAAGTAAGACTTTCAACAGCACTGCCAATATGGCCGATAGCCTCATCCATAAGTCTGACAAAATCAACTCTGGAGTTAAGATTTAGAATAGCCTTATTTAATGTTTCTCTAGCAACAAACAAAGCCAGTTGCGCACTGATTAATCTATTCTGCTCTTCTTGGAATAGAGGTAACTCGTTTAAATTATCTTTAAGAGCTTTCTCCATAGCGTCTAATTCATCGACTACTTTTTGAATGACATCAGGAACATTTACTGCTTTTTCTTCTTTTTTAAGATCCTTAGGCGAAACTTCAGGCTTTGATTCAAGGCTACCACGGTAGGCTTCAAGCTCATCACGAAGTTCGAGAATCTCGCTGCGAACTCCAGGGGCTTCGGGGGATTTAACATCGGCAAGAGTATTAATAGCTTCTGTTAAATAAAATACAGCCTGTTGAATATCATTATCAAGAATAGAAGCGTCATCAACATTGACCATAGCTTCGGCTAATGTATCTTCGGCAAGGTTAACGGATTCACCGGCGCTCCTGATGCGGTTGGTGTCCATACCTTCATCTGCTGGCTCAAGCTGCTCCACCAAGTCTAAGGCTTTGTTAGTGCGTTCAGCAAAACCATTAAGTTGATCTAAAATAGCGTTTCGCTTTTCTGGATCTTGTTCTTGCTTTTCTCCAGGTACTACTTTAGCTGCTTTAGGCAAAACTTCAGATGGGGCATCTCCAGAAATCTCATCTTCAGAACCGATACCTTCGCCATCAAGCATTCTCTGAATCTCTGAGGAAGTTGGAATACCGCCTCTAACATCAGTAACAGCGTCAGCAACATCTGGTTGTTCATAGTTGTCCCTGATTTTGTCAAGGTTACTATTAATGTCTAAGAAAGCTTTTGATTCAGCGCGGAAAGGAGCGTTCTGCTCACCTTGCATAAATCTTTCGTGCTTGGCTTGTAAATCAGCATATGCAGGATCGGCTGTTACAGCAGCAAGAATTTCGTATGCATCGGCTTCATCGACTAAACCTATAACTTCTTCGTTAAACCCTTGCTCAGTAAGAAGGTTTTTAAGGGCAGCACGATTTTGTTTTTGCTTGTCATCAATAATTTGAGCAACTATATCGTCAAAGACAGCAGGGTCAGCAACATCCACTTTTCTGTTTTCTTTATCGACTAGGTAGCGTTCGTTGTTGCGCATTTCAACAACTCCCCACTTACCATCGGAGTCTTGAACAAACATATAGTCAACGCCGTCAACTGTTTTTTCGTAGGCAGGAGAGTTGTCACCGGCTACGTCATTAGTTGCTCCCCAACCGCCACCGATCGTGTCTGGGGCAATTGGTTTTGGTTTTTCAGCAGCAGGAGCCTTTGCTTCCTTGGGTGGAAGTTTTGCAATGCCTTTTTCTGTTCTTCCCCAGAAACCTTTTGCTTGCTGATTGCCACCCATACGAACTGGTGGATACCATTGCCAGTCACCGCCAGGAGAAACCTGACCTCTGCGCATAGGTGCTGCAGGAGGACTTGATGGTTCCTCTTCCATGTCCGAAGCGGCTGGAGCAGAAGTTTTTTTCCATCCCTTGAGTTTCGGAGAAATTTTTCTATCTTTATCAAATATAGAGCCAGGAAATGGTCCATCAGGTGCCGCTTCAGTTGCCTTCTTAGCGGCTTCAACATCGGCTGGGTTAGATGGATCAACAGGCATGTATTGACCTCTTGTTACAGGCATATAGCCGTAGCCTGGTTGTTCGGCCCTTCTCTGTGACTGCTCTCGATCTAGTTCTTCCGCTGAGACCCATGTAACTTGTCCCTTACCGTCTGTAAGGTTAATTCCTTTATAAGAAGGGACGGTTATTTCAGGTATAACTGCTTTAGGAGCAGGTGCTCCCTCTAGACGGGCTAAGGCTTCTTGATTCTTTTTGTCACCGTTAACAGCGTCATAAATTTTTGCTGCTTCAAGTCTTGCGTTCTCGCCTTTTTCTTCAAGAGCAAGATAGATTGCTTCAACAGGAACTGGTTCTTTACGGTCAAACTGCAAAATACCTTCGCCATTAGCCTTGCTACCGTCACTAGGAAGCAAGCCCTTACGAAGAGCGTTAACCAAAGCCTCGCTAGAAAACTTCTGAGCAAGTTCCTTAGGGTCATCGGTAAAATCATCACTGTCGTTTGCTGGGTCAGCAAATCCGTCAGCATATTTAACATCTAAAGGAAGTTGGTATGCGCCCTCAGGGTAGTTGTATTTAAATTCGCCTGTGTCCGATGTTTCGCCTTGGTCAACGCCCTCATCAAAAATAGCTCCCTTAGGGGTAAGAATATCTTTAGGGTCAAAATCAGGATCGTCATACATTTTGTCAATTTGCTCTTGATCCAAACGAGCAATAGGTTCACGGCCGGCTTCTCTGTCAGCAACAGGTTCGTCATCAAAAATTGCCTTTTGAGCATCAGCCCAGTTCTTAGCTGAGCCAACGCTTTTACCATCTTCACGGCGAGATATTTTAAAACTATTTGCTTCTCTTACAACGTCATACTCATCATCAGTGTACTTAGTGCCAGGGCCTGCGTAGCTTTCATCCTTACGGAATCCGTGAGGAGCTTCAAAAAATTCTAAATCTTCTTCGTTAAGAATAATGTCGCCAGCTTTGTACTTAGCCTTAACGCCACTGAAGCCATCGTTATTCTTTCCAATAACAGCCTTAATAAATTCTGCGCCATCTGTAGGAATATCTACTAAACGACCATTAGGAAGTTGAATACGAACGACATCTCCGTTTTCTCCCTGTGATACAACGCGCCCTGTGAGGCGCTGTACTACACCATTTGCACGCTCAACTAATGCACTTGCACCGCCGCCTTGGAATGCGAAGCGTCCTTTACGGTCACGGCGCTGAAGCAGTGCTCGAGCGCGTCTAGCAATAAAAGAGTTTCCATCGCCAAAAGCTGCAGTTAATGCTTCTAGTGGGTAAGAACCTCTAGGCAGTGTGCTAAGACGTACTTGTGCATACTTATATTCTGCAGATGTCTTAGGGGATGTAAACATAGAGGCAAGTAAAGGACGAGCCTGTTCAGAGATACGCGAGTCAGAAAGAATCCAACGCAACCGTGCCTTAGAAAGTGCAGAAGCGCTTAAACCGTGAGTGCGAGTAGAAGATGGGTGAGCACTAGTTAAAAGATCCGTGTGGTTAGTGAAAGTGTCACTAAAGTTGTTTTTCTGGACAAGACTAATAAAAGCAGAAAGTTCTCGCATTGCGTGAAACTCGCGTACTTCAAAAGGTAAATTGCGAGTCGAGTTCAAGGAACGCTTAACAACAGTAAGAGCAGACTTAGGGGTTACGCGACGCTCCGGTGCTACGCCAGCGTTTGCTTCTTCAATAGCAGCAAAAACCTGCAACTGAATTAATCTTACCTGAGACATAACTGAATCTCTATTGTTACTCACGAATAAGAACCCTTCTCAAAGGTAGGAAGCAGATCAGCATCAACACTCTTATAACCTAATTCTGCCAGATTTCTAGCACGGCTATATGGATCATCGCCGTTTTTTACACCTCGAAGCCACGATGCTCGCAAGGAATCAACTATCTCGTAGCCAAGACCGGAGAACTCTGCTAAAGCAAGAATAGCTTTCTCTGGTGACTCGTAGTGTTCAATATCTTCTACAGAAACTGAAAGTTCTTGTTCGTAGTAAATGTCATCAATATCTTTTTCAAGATTTGCTCTGTCGTACTCAATAACAGCATCATCGTTTACAGCACCTTCAGGTAAAACTGCAAAACGGCACTTACCCTCTGGTTCAACTGGAAGAGAAATAATTGCGCAAACTTCTCCGCCTTCGTAGAACACACAGTTAGCGCACTTAACACCAATAGAAGCAACTTCGTTTTCTTCTGCAGAAGTGTAACCTGCCCAGACTCCGATTTGATCTTCGTTAAACTTTCCGTGCTTAGCAACAATCTCTAGGAGTGCTTCAGCCAAATCCTGTTCCTCTGGTACGAGATTTGCCGAAGCAACCAAAGAACCGTTAGAAGCAGACTTTTTAGTGCTCTTAGGGTGGGATGAAGGAAGTAGGTCGTTATCAGTTTTGTAGTTAGGATTTGACGGCTTACCGCTTTTAACAAGTTTTAGAAAAGCGTTGACGCGAGCCATAGCCCACTGGTCGCGGGTCATACCCGGGCGGTGACTACCAGAGAATGCTCCAGCGCCTCGACGGTAAACAGCCTTAAGCATTCCTAGAGTTACTTTACGCCCTTCACGAGCTTTCTCATTATGTTCACTAACCTTGCCCTTAAGCGACTTCTCAGTTTTTGCCGAGAACTTAACCGCGCCAGACTTGCCAGAAGAAGCAGATCCTTTTTTGTTTTTGTCTGATCCATAGATTCGATCCTTTTTTGGGGCAGGAGTTTGAGAGATTGTTCTTTTAGCGTTAGCAAAAGTATCTAAATCTTCGTTAGACATTGTCTTAACTTCCACTTTCTTCTGTTACAGGACCGCCGGCAACCCAAGCGCGACAAGTTCGCGCTGAAGCGCACTTGAAGTCAAAAATCTCGCAGTAGCCTAATTCGCCAGCAGCATCAATTGCGTCAAACTCATCTGCGTCATCTGTAAGACCATTTTCAATGCAACTCATCATTGAAGGAGTTTGAATGAATACAGCGCAATTACCACAGCGTTGCTTCTTAGCGGTTTCTACATCTACGTTCCACTCATCGCCAAGCGCTGTCCAATACTCTTCGTTTGGTTCTGCTGGATTTAGTGGACCGTACATTGCTTGGTCAATAGCCTTTTTACGGTTATCTAAATTAATAACAATGTCCTGAGTCGCAGGAGGGCAAGCATCTCCGGCAGCCGCTGTAACTGGTGCTTCAGGAATGTTACCGTCTAGAGCATCAATTACATTTTGTGGAAGCGGAGCAACAGAGTTTGCTTGTTGGGCTCCTTGAACGCGATCCATAAAGTCTGGAGAAAGAGCAGAAAGAACAGACTGCGTAAGTTCAGGAGTAATAGCGCCCTTTTCAAAAATCATACGAATTGCAAGTTCTTCTGGGGTTGGTGCATCTGCTTCGGAGAATCCGTGAGTATGTCTCCAGGTAGCAAGTGAGACCGCCATTTTCTCAAAACCTGAATCAGCATCTGCTGCGCGGTCATTACGTGTAGAGATCGCGCTTGGGTCATACCAAACAACAATCTTGCTTACCTCAGCTTCTGGGTAACCGTTAGCAATCAAGTATGGACGTAGGTAGACAACAGTAAGCGCGTCTGCAATCAAAAGCATAAGAGGCTCGATATGGGTCTTGTAAAGCGTCTCATCGATTTGTAGCGCATTTGAGTACTTGACGTTGGCAAGACCAGTAATAATGTCCTTAGGCACGTCTATGCCTTGCAGAATGCGTTCTAGTACTCGGTCAGCACGCTGAGCAAGAGCAGGGTCAAAGGAACGCTCAAACTTGAATTGCTTAATAGCATCGCCGAGTTCTGCCGGACCGCGAATAATAAGCGGAACAACTGCGCTTGCTGAATCTTCATCCTTAATCGGAGTTGTCATCGCGTCGATAAGTTGTTCTTCAAAATCATCTTGCTGTTCTTCGGCAAGCATTGCTGGATCTAAATCAGAATCATCTGCGTAAGGGTAGTCAGGTGCTGCTCCAGAAGAGACTGCTAAGCCATCTGGAATGTAAAGAGCACCAGCGTTTAGGCGTGAGCGTGCAGTTGCACGGAACGTACGGTTAAGAAGTAAAAGTTCGGAGCAAAGATCTAGCAAACCGCGCAGTGATGAATCTGCTTCGTCTGAGTAACGTGGGTGTGCTCGCCAAATGCGGCCGACAAAAGCGTTGTTGCTTAGTTGCATACCTTGTCCGCCGTTGTTACCGCTATAGCCAGTGCTTGTTGACTGTTCGCGGCGACCAATAAGGCTGTAGCCACCTTTTTGTCCGGCAAGAACTTCGTCTACGGATTTAATATCCCAAGATTCTGGAACTCCGTAACCCGGGCGCTCTGGAACTTGAACAAGGTAGCATTCGCCAGCAACAGAAAGATTAAGAGCGGCATCGCGAAGAAGTCCAGCCTGACCGCCGTAGGCAGAGTCAAGACGAGTTAGTGCGCGTTCGGCAGCAGAAGCAAGGCTTGGATCAATGTTGTCTGTTGAGCGAACTGATGTAGGAGCGTCTGCAGGATTCTCTACAACAGCAGCATAGATGCGAATACGTGAGATGACACTTGCAACAAGATTAAATGCGTATTTAACTTCACCGATTGCGTCGTAATATTCCCAAGCTTCAGACTGCCATGCAGAAGAGTTAGCAGATCGACGGTTCTTAAACTGTTCAAATTCTCCCTTGTCGCCTACCCGAATTTGGGTTGCAGCAGCAGTTAGAGAGCGTATAGCTGTGTAAGGAAGTGCTTGCGCTTGCGAAGAAACAAAGACACCTGAGGTGGTGGTAGCAGTCCGTGTAGAACGCGTTGGTTCTGCATTATCTCGGCTAAATACGCCCACTATTGCTCCTTGTCTTTAACGCTGCGGAATACGAGATGAACATTTATTTATTCTCGTATGCGGACAACAAACTTGCTACTGCAGATAGAGCAAAAGCTATT